GAATTGGCGCAAAATAACCCTTTAAAATCAAAGGGTTACGTTATTTAATCTAAGTCAATATTGATTAAATCGGGCGGCATTGGTAGCTGTCCGCTATCGTCAAAAGTTCCGCAATTTTTCTTTCTTTTCAAGAATTTAAAAAATTGAGTTATAATCTTGTCAACATCATTACAAGTTATATCTTGTGAATCAAATTTTACATCGTGCTGTTCAATTTGAAATCGATTAATAAATTCTTGTTTTAGTGTTTTCATTTGTTTCATTTTCATTTTCAATCGCCTTTATAATTAAGTTTAAATCACAGTCTGCGCTTTCAATATTATAGCCAAGTTTCCTAAAATATGCAACATATTTGCAGAAAAATTCGGCATGGTCAACATCTCTTTTAGTTTCATATTGTATCGCATGGACAAGCTCATGCAAAAAACTTTCAATCAAATCATGCTCTGATTTGATTTTACGCTTATCTATGCTAATCATATGAAACATTCCGTAATCCTCAATAAACATATTAGCCCATTCTGCTATCTGTTCACCTTTGAATTTTTTATTCTGATATGCAACAGGTAAAGCAAAATCATACGCCATTAAACCTTTTGCAATTTCAAATGCTTTTTTCATTATTTCAAACCCCTAACCCATAATTGAACCTGCGCCATTGCCACACCAAAAAGTTTAGCATAATAAATCGCATCACGCAAGCCATACAGTCTAACCGCTTTGTTAAATTCTGTTTTAGTCATTTTATTTGCCTTTTCTGTTCGCTTTGTTGATGTATTCATTATAAAGCAATAAGCAAATAAAGCAACAATTATTTTGTAATAAATTGTAAATATATTTACAAATATTTACAATAAAACCCTTGACACCGCCCAATTTTATATGATAAAATTGGCGCAAAATAGCGCACCAAAATAGTGCGCTAGTGGCTTATTCTACCAAGCCTTTATAAATCAATTCAAGCGTTGATTTATTCGCCTTTTCAAGCCCGCCCAATTTTTCAGCGTCAACATTCAAAGCGTTGGCAATCAAGTCAACATATTGTTCTTTAGCGATTACCGCACCGCCCGATTTTGTTTTGTATTCTTTAGCTTTATACACGCCCTCACGGCTTAATTTAGCGATAATTGAACGGCTTGATTTGCCAAAGAAAGTAGCCAAAGCGTCAACCGTTTCACCTGCACCAAATTTAGTGATAAGGTCAGCTGTTTGCTCAGCTGTGTAATTTACTGCTTTTGTTGATGTAGTCATAATAATTCTCCAAAATTTGCAATCTTTAAAACGGTGATTGCCTAACCGTTAAAATCTATTATACAGAGTTAAATTAAATAAATCAAGTTATATTTCAATTATTTCAGTAGTTAATCTGATGCCATGTGCTAGCTGATACCTTGCACAATGCGCCCATGTTCCGCACATAATCGCCACGCCTGATGATGCCCTACCATTATGCACGCTTCTAATCATATCGCCCTCAATATGCTTATAAGCTAATATAAACAATGTATCGCTCATTTTATTTAACCTCAACCGTTACAGGAATAAAACCCAAGAAAGCTAAACAATATCTTTTAGCGTGAAAGAGTGATAATGCATTGAATGTTACCACCTCGCCATTTTGTTTTGTTGCTTTGAATGTCATATTGTTCTACCTTGTTTGCTTTGTTGATGTATTCATTATACATCAATTAATAATAAATGCAACAATTATTTTTTAAAGAAAGCTTTAATCATACCAAATAATGTAGCCTTAACAATTACCTTTGATGTTCTTTTATATTGTGTTAAAGCATTACGCCCGATAAAAACATTGTTGTTAGATTGTTCTGCTTGATTACGCCATATTTGTTCACATTGTCTAGTCATTTTGTTCTGCCTTTGTTCTGTTTGTTATCTCGATGTAGTTATTATATATGAATGAATAATAAATGCAAGCAATATATTAAAATAAATTGTAATATATTGTAAATATATTTACAAATATTTACAATAAATCTCTTGACAAATCTTTACGGCAGGAGTAAAATCGGCGCGCCCAGCAGATCTATTAACAGATCCATTAACAGATCCATTAACAGATCGCTTAAATATATTTAAAATAATTGTTGCATATATTATTTAATCATGTATAATAAATACATCGAGATAACAAATATTAAACAAAGGAAATAAAAATGTCACAGTTCACATTACGTAAAGTTTTAAATAATATCTGCCATATCGGTGGCACAGTAGAAGATCGCTCTAATGCATCTTTTATTAGCTTACGAAATAAAAGAGCATATCCTTTAACATTTGCAAATGTTATAGATGCACAAAGTAGCAAAGCAACCTACGGCTTCATTGATTTACGCAATATTACATTATAATAGTTATCCACAGATCTGTGGATAACTTAGGGGGCGGTTATCTGACCTGTGGATAAGTCCACCCCCCGTAGCCCATCCTCGCGGCCTATTTTTGGAATTTTTTGGAAAGTCGTCTTTTTATGCCTCATCTCAGAATCTCTCTTGACCCTAAACTGCTAAAACCTATTAAACTTATTCCAGACCCTAAACTGTTAAACCTAGTTAAATTCGTTAAACCTGTTAAACTCGTTATACCCTTAAAATTTTCATCTTGCGGCAGTCATCTTCCCGTGATATAATATCAGAATAATAACAATTTTATAAAGTTTTTCAAATATGACTACTTCCATCTCCAGAGTCCCAGGTAATACACCTGCTGAGGTTCTACAGATTTCTCCCGAGGGGCTCGAAATAGCTAATAGCTATCTACAGCATCAGGATATTCAAAAAGTTTCGCAGGACTTAAACCTACCACCAGATATCGTTGCTCAACATCTTTCTAGGCGTGAAATAAAAGCTTATATTGATAACGTGTTTATGGATATTGGATTTAATAATCAGTTCAAGCTTAGAAGTGCAATGGATGCATTAATCCAGCAAAAGTTCCAAGAGTTAGACGAGGCAGGCGTAGGGTCTGGAAAAGATATTGCAGATTTGATTGCATTATCTCATAAAATTACAATGGAACAAATGGATAAGCAGATTCAGCTTGAGAAGATTCGCCACGAAAACGTCAAGTCTCAGGTAAATGTGCAAGTTAATGAATTTGGTAACGGAGCATACGGAAACTTAATGGAAAAATTATTGAAAGGTACACTGTGAAGATTGAAGCTACTTTAGATTATAATAGGGGTGTTAAACTATTAGAGGCTAAGAAGTATGATAAGGCGATTGCTAGTTTTAAGAAGTCGATTGCTAAATTTCCCTCTAAAGAAGCTTATTTGAATATAGCTACATCATACCGTGGTATTGGTTTAGATACGTCTTGTTATGATAGCTTGATGTTAGCCAATTCTAAAGATGTACCCTTTTTGTCTGGAGAATTTATAAATGACGACTATGTTTTGGCTATTTCTAATTTGGGACTATATTATTATTCACTTGGATTTAATGATCTCGCGATCGCTCATTACCGACGTGCACTTGATTTAAAACCTGATTACTTTAGCTGCGCTTGGAATTTATCTTGCGCCTTATTGCGTGCGGATAGCTACAGCGAAGAAGGTTGGACATTGTACGATGAGCGGTTTAGGAAAGATAATCCTATTACGCTTAAATATACTAATCCTCGTGTTCAGTTATGGGATGGTTCGCACGTTCCCTCTATATTAGTATATGCTGAACAAGGCTATGGTGATAACCTAATGTTTGCTAGGTATTTACGCGGGGTAGCTAAGTTCTGCGATAAACTATACGTTCAATGCTCGGATGACATAGCCCCTCTATTTAGTGAGTATAATACTATATTAGACTGCTCTGAACTAGATGCTACTCATGCCGTACCTATTGCATCGTTAGCTCACTTATTTGGTAAAGTACCTGGTAATTGGCTGGCTGGTAAATATGATGCTATGGAGTTAGCTGGCGAATTTAAGATTGGTATAGTATGGGCAGGTAGTCCTGGACATGCAAATGATATGAATCGTAGCACTAATATGCATCGTTTTCATCCTTTAACTAAGTATGGTACATTATATTGTTTAACTCCTGGGTTTAAAGGAACTAAACATATTAATGCGCTAGATATTAATAGTTGGGAAGATACTTGTGAAGCTATTGAAGCTATGGACTTAATTATTACTGTTGATACCTCAGTAGCTCATTTAGCTGGTTGCTTAGGCAAAGAATGTTGGATGCTACAGCCCTTAAAAGACACTGACTTCCGCTGGGGTCTTGATAGTATGGGTAGTAAGAATGATTGGTATGACAGCGTGAAAGTATTTAGAAACCCTAATTCATGGGATGTAGTATTTAAACAAGTTATAGAAGAAGTTAAGGATAGGGTTTATGGATAATTGGGTAATATTCTATATTGAAGGTGTAGAAAAACCTGCTGATGGAAGGAAGATTCGTGCTGCTAGTAATGCTTTGAAAAGTGCTAGATTTAAAGGTAGTCAAATAGAGTTAGTAGAAGAATTAAAAAAATATAACTGGGTTACTGAAGTACGGAGAATCTATGATTAGAAGTGTAGAAGGTCGTTGGGGTACATGCTATTACTTTGGTAAAGATGAATACGTTGGTCGTAGTGTACATAACTATGGCGAATATAATGCAGATGAAACAGAGTTCATCATAAAGCTAGCCGAAGAAGCCGAAAATAAAACAGATGACCATATTGTAGTACTAGATATTGGGGCAAATATTGGCTGTATTAGCCAAGCTCTAGAGTATGAGGGTTTTGAAACTATTTCATTTGAACCTCAGCCAGAAGTATTTAATCTTTTGAAGAAGAATATGTCTGGGGTCTGCTACAACTTAGGGTTGGGAAGTAAGACTGAAGTAGCTAAGATGCCTAAACTACGCTATGATGATAAAAATAATGTTGGTGGTATGGCTATGGGTACTGCTAGTGTTCTAGGCACCATTAATGTAGACGTACGTACTTTAGACAGTTTTGGGTTTACTAACGTAGGATTAATGAAGATAGATGTTGAAGGGTATGAGGAAGAAGTACTTCGCGGTGCCGTTGAAACTATTGCTCGCTGCAAACCTATTTTGTATATTGAAGATGATAGAGTTAGTAAGAGCGAGTCATTACATGCGTTCTTAACTGAACTAGGGTATACTTGGGAAGAACATAATCCTCCACTATACCGCAAAGATAACTTCTTTAAACTGGAGAAGAATATATGGGAGAGAAACTATGTTAGTAAAAATATTGTATGCCATCCTATCTAAAAGAGAATATAGCATTGCAGAGGCTGCTTTAATGGCGTTTGGTTGCGCAATATCTATGTGGTTTTTTATACCTTTTATATTATTAGTTGGAATAAATGCTTACTATTTCCCGAAGTGACATTACTGGAGACATCTTACAAGATTTTCCTAGTGATAAGAGATTTATTAAGCTCCCTATTGAAAATTACTTAAAACTAATTAATAGTTGGGAAGACCTTAATAGACCCCAAACTGCATTAATCAATGCAGTCAATAGTCCACAGTATCGTTTCATTGTGGCAGCATACTCTAGACGTTTAGGTAAAACCTATATAGCTAATATCATTGGGCAACTAGTAGATTTAGTACCTGGCTCTAATGTACTAATTATGTCGCCTAACTACAACTTATCCAGCATCTCATTTGAGTTACAGCGTAAATTTATCAAACACTTTGATTTAGAAGTTACTAAAGATAATACCAAAGACCGTATCATTGAACTAGAGAATGGCTCTACTATTCGTATGGGGTCTGTAAGTACAGTAGATAGCTGTGTTGGTCGTTCGTATGACCTTATTATATTTGATGAAGCTGCTCTAACATCAGAAGGTGAAGATGCTTTTAACGTAGCTCTGCGCCCTACCTTAGATAAACCAAATGCTAAGGCTATATTTATTTCTACACCTCGTGGAAAGCAGAACTGGTTCTCAAGGTTCTTCGAACGTGGCAATGATGTAAATTTCCCCGAGTGGATTAGTCTTCATGCTGATTATACTGAAAATCCTCGTATGTCTGAGAAAGATGTAGAGGAAGCTCGTCGTTCAATGTCTAAAGCAGAGTTTGAGCAAGAGTATATGGCATCCTTTAGCACATTCCAGGGTGCTATCTATAATTTAGCTGATACTAATATTATAGAAGAATTCCCAGAGGGTGGGATGGAAATTATAGGGGGGCTAGACCCGGGTTATAAAGACTATACAGCTTTCGTAGTTATAGGGTATCACTTCGCCTCAGACAAGTTTTATGTATTAGATGAGTATTTAAATAACGAAGTAGGAACTAAGGACCATGCGGAGAAAATTCAAGGGTTCATTGATAAATGGGGCATTGATACTATATTTATCGATAGTGCTGCCGCACAAATGGGACACGATTTGGCGTACCAATATGATATTGCTACCATCAAAGCTAAGAAAGCCGTTCTAGAAGGCATCGCATATGTTAGAACAATAGTAGAGACTGACCAGATATGCGTACTATCACACTGTACTAATGTAATAGATATGTTTGACCAATATCAGTGGGATAATAGAGAAACACTAACAAAAGAAAAACCAAAACATAATGAATACTCTCATATGGCAGATGCTGTTCGTTATGCTTTATACTCATATACACGGTAATAGAAAATGACTTCAGGAATATATCTAGTAAATTTTAGTGGTAATGCCTACTACATAGGTAAAAGTAATGATTTAGAGCGCAGGTGGAAAGAGCACCGCACTAAGTTTCAGAAAGGTACGGCAGCTAAACTTATGCAGGCTGCATATGATAGGTGGGGCATGCCTGATTTTACTGTGCATGTAGTATGTCATGAAGACCATATCGACCTACTAGAAAGTATATGTATATCTCATAATAAGCATATCTTACTTAACACTACCCAACCTCAACAGGTATCTGTAGAAGATAGAGAAGTACTTCTTAGTAATGCTGACTTAATGAGAATATCCACAGCAGACCATATACGAAAAATCTTAGAACTAAAAGATAGTTTAAGGGATGAATATATAAAAAATAGGGCTGCCTTAAAAACTAAAGAACAGTATTATGAAGAACAATTATCTTTAGCAGAATTTGATAAAAAGGTTTTAGAGAATAAATTACGAGAAGTACTAGATAGAGATACCTTTATCGCAGGTATGTTAAGTAAGTTAGAAACTACAGAGCATACTTTAAAAAGTATAGCAGATAATCGTGACCACCATAGAGATTCAGCAAAAAGCTTATCTTTAGAGATTAAAGCCCTTAAAAATAGAAGCCTTTGGCAGCGTATTTGGAATAAGTAATAAAATCCCCTTAATTGGGGATTTTTTACGCCTATAGTTTATAGCTACATAAATTTTAATGTTGACAAAACCTAGCCTAGATGCTATACTAATTAAAATATAAGAGTACCAAACTAATGGCTACCAATACAAACAAACGAGTGGCAATCAAATGGATACGAGATGGGGCTAAGTCAGCTTACATCAAACTTCCAAACTGCTACATCTGTGATACCACAGAAGATTTAGAATTACATCATACACACGGACTTACGAATCTTTTTGAGAAGTGGGCACGGGAAAAGAACTATAAAATTGATACAGATGAAGATGTTCTAGCAATTAGAGATGAATTTATTAGTACACATCATAAAGAGCTGTACGAAGATGTTTATACTCTCTGCAACAAGCATCACCAACTTCTGCATAAAGTTTATGGAAAATCACCTGCGTTAATTACTGCTTCCAAACAAGGGGCCTGGGTCGAAAATCAGAAAAGGAAATTTAATGGAATGGAATCCGTTGAATTGGTTTCAAAAGAGCAATCCAGCACAGGAAATGATAGCTCGGGACAGTGGTTTGCAAGATTCGTCAACCCAACTGGTCAATTATTTACAAGCTTTTGGAAAACTTGAAACCGTTAATCGGGGCGTAAGCATAATCACTAGTGGTTGTGCAAGCTTAGAGTACGATATTAAAGATAAAGTAATAGACGGAGTAGTGCCAGGAATTAGGGCTAAACAACTTAAAACCTTATTAAACTACAGACCTAATCCTTACCAAAGCATACAAGATTTTAGAACAGCGATATTTACTGACTTCTTATTAGAGGGTAATATCTTTATTTATTGGGATGGTGCTTTTATTTACCATCTACCCGCAAATAATGTATCAGTAGTTCCAGACCCTAAAACATTTATTTCACATTATTTATACAATAATGTTCAAAAGTTTTCAGCAGACGAAGTATTTCATATTAGAGATGTTTCGTCAGATAGCATTTATAGAGGTACCTCTAGATTAGCATCAGCTAAGCGTAGCATGGATATTTTATATCGTATGCAGACATTCCAAGATTTATTCTTTGAGAATGGTGCAGTTACAGGCTTAGTTCTTGAAACAGATAATACACTTTCACAACTTGCAAAAGATAAGACTATTGAAAAATGGCGTACACAGTACAGCCCTAAGAATGGCGCTAAAAAACCTATTATACTAGATAGCGGATTAAAACTTAAGGCTATGTCTACAGCTAGTTTCAAGGATATGGACTTTGATGTATCTATTGCAACTCATGACGTAAAAATATTAAAAGCTTTAGGTGTACCCCCTATCTTACTAGATGGTGGTAATAATGCAAACATTGCACCTAACTTAAGATTACTATACTTAGAAACAATATTACCTATTGTTACTAAATTCACATCAGCATTAGAACGTTTCTTTGGTTATGATATTGAACCAGTTACTTCTAGTGTCTCAGCACTTCAACCAGACCTAAAAGACGTTGCAGCATATCACTCAACACTAGTCAATGCAGGTATCTTAACTCCTAATGAAGCTCGTGTAGAGTTACGTTATGCAGAGTTAGAAGGTTCTGAAGCTACTGATATAAGAATTCCAGCAAATATAGCTGGTTCTGCAGCAAACCCATCTGTAGGGGGAAAGCCAAAAGCTGACCCTGCTAAGGGAACAAATAATTAAAGGAGTATTATGGATATAAAAGGTAAAGTCTTACGACTTGACTCTCTTTTCCAGAAAAGTACACCTCTTCCATCAGCGGGCGATCAAGTTGATTCTATTTACATTGAAGGGTATGCAAATACTACTTCAGTTGATAGAAGTGGTGATATTATCCCAAAAACTGCATGGGAGGCAGGTGTACAAAACTACCTGAAGAATCCAATTATTTTAGCATACCATGACCACGATGAACCTATCGGTAGAATGGTAGAGCATAAAGTAGAGGATAGAGGGTTATGGATTAAAGCACGTATATCAGCAGCTGCTGAAGATGTATTTAACCTTGTAAAAGATGGAGTTCTTACTGCGTTTTCAGTAGGATTCATTATTAAAGATGCAACTTATGATTCAGTTACTGATTTATTTATAATTAAAGAACTAGAGCTACTAGAAATTTCTGTGGTTTCAGTTCCTGCGAATCAAGATAGTACGTTTAGTTTGTCAAAAGCATTTGAAACTGCTAATGACTATAATTTATTCAAAAAACAGTTCTCTGCTACTGAACCTGCTAAAGAGCAAAAAACAGTAGTTGAACCAATTGTTCAACCAAAAAAGGAAATTTTAATGGATCCAAAAGAATTAGAAGCATTGTTAGCTAAGACAGCAGCAGATGCAGCAAAAGCAGTAATCGACGCTCAAGCAGCTAAAGCAGCTGAAGAAGCGGCTAAAGTAGCAGCTGATGAAGCTATTGAAAAACGCGTAGCAGAAGCAGTTGCTAAAGCTACAGTAACAACTGGTGAGACAGGTGCTGAGCGCTTACTTGCTGATATCACAAAACGTTTGGATGAGCAAGAAGCTACTTCTAAATCAGCTTTAGCTGGCCTAGAAGAAACTATCAAAGCTAAATCAGCTGAGTTAGAAGCAATCCAAAAATCAAAAATGAGCTTTGCTGATGGTAAATCAGACATTGTTACATACTCAGAAAAAGAAGCAGCTTACTTGCTTTCAAAAATCACTGGCAAAGGTATTGCTGATAGCAAATACGGCCGCGGTGTAGTTGAAAAAGCTGGTGCACACGTAGCTTCAGCAACATGGGAATTAGAAGTTTCTAATAATATGGAAGCTGAAATTCGTCGTAAATTAGTTGTAGCTCCATTGCTGCGTGGCATTAACATGCAAACTAACGTTATGACAATCCCAGTAAACCCAGAAGCAGGTGATGCAACATGGATTACTAACGCTCAATTCGGTACAACAGCTTCACCTGGTGCTGCTGCAACCCACCAATTGAAAGAAATCACATTGAATGCATATAAAGTTGCAACAATGGAATACCTAGCTTACGAAGAAGAAGAAGATTCATTATTGGTATTGTTACCTACAATCCGTGATGCAATGATTCGTCGTGTAGCTCGTTCAGTTGACAAAGCATACTTAGTTGGTGCAGGTTCAGGTGCTGATCCAGTTAAAGGTCTCGCAATCTATGATGCTACATCAGTTGTAACTCCTACAAATACAGGTGCTGCTTCAATTGCTAATTTACGTGCATTACGTAAAGACTTAGGTGCTTGGGGTCTAGAGCCTTCAGAATTAGCTTTCGTAGTTTCTACAGAAGTTTACTACGATTTGTTGGATGATACATCATTCCAAACAATGGATAAAGTAGGTCCTGCAGCTACATTCTTGACAGGTCAAGTTGGTATGGTTGGTAATACACCAGTTATCGTATCAAGTATGTTCCCAACTAAAGCAGGTGGTGCAAATAATGCATCAACAAACATCGGTGCTATGTGTATCGCTCCTGCTAACTTTATGGCTGGTAATCAACGTGGTCTTCGTTTCGATACTCAAGACTTAGTTGAAACACAACGTAAAGTTCTAGTAAGTTCATTACGTACAGGTGTTACACAGTTGTCAACAAACCTAGGTCAAGGCGTATCAACACTACGTTGGAGCTAAATCAGTTTAGTTGGTTTATTCCAACTAGGTAGTGCTGACTACCTTAGTAGGGCTAGCAATAGCCCTACTTCTTTAATGCTCTACCAAGAGTTTTAAAGAAGTATAAAAGGAAAATACATGGCAGATTTAATAACTTTGGCAGAGTATAAAGCCTATAATGGTATATCTAGTAATACACAGGACTCTGAAGTAGCTGCATTGATACCTAAAGTAAGTAGATTTATTAGACATTATATTAATAGAGAACTTACAACATACTTCGATGAGCCTAAAATAGAATATTTTGATGGTGGGGATGAAAACCTAATCCTACGTGAAGTACCTCTACAAGAGGTACAATCAGTAGAATTCAGCTCAGATTATGGTAATACATATACTACATTAGTAGAGTTTACTGACTATGTAGTTAGTAAAACTAAAGATACAATAGAATGTCCATATCAAAAAGATGGCTTTCCATATGCAATGAATGGGTATAGGGTTACTTATACTGGTGGTTTCGAAACTGTACCAGATGATATTAAGCTAGCAGCACTAGACTTAATCATCTATTATATTACTAGTGATATGAGTATTAAATCTACACGTAATGTAGGTGCTAATAATACTTCAATTGAATATGTTACAACAGCAAGTTTACCTGCACATATTAAGAGGGTTCTAGACCTTTACCGTTTAGATTTAATTTAATGAGTTTAGTAAATAGTGCTCAGCTAGCTAAAGCATTACAGATACATGAAAATAAAGTGTCCGGAACCTCAACAAAAATTTATGATGCTTTAGTAAAAACTAGATTACGTAAAGGTTCTTTCGATAAAGTATTCCCAGCAATGTTCTCTATACACTATAAAGACTTAGCTGAAATAACTAGAAGAGAGTTGACTAATAAAACATCTACAATAGCTCAAGTCCGTGCTATTGAAGAAGCCTTCTCCTTAATGATAGAAGAACTGTCTGGTCTAGAGAAAGCTACACCAGAATTTATGACTAAAGTTATAGCAGATATAGATGCTTATGTAGCACTAATGAATTCTTCTATTATTTCAGGCACAGTAAATAGTAAATCCTGGAAAGCCTTGGATCCGGCCCTAGCTAAGATTAGGGCTAATTTTAAAACACCTAAAGTAATATATTATGTACCAAGTGATTCGAAATCTTTGGGTAGTATAAAGCTAGTTTATGATAGTTTTAATAATTTAAGAGCAAAAGTAAATACTACTTTTAAAAAATATTTAAGTCAACAAGTAGATGATAATAATGACTTAATTATACCAGATTATGAAAATATAGCAAAAGACATATTTAATTTTGGGCATACAACTGTTGAGGGTACAAATAAGTCTTTATTTCTATCAGGAAAACTACTAGCAGAAATACTTTCTACTAGTAATACCTCTATAATGTCTAGTGAACGTAATTTAGATACTATAAAAGTTGATTTTATACAACAAACAGGTCAAATAAATACTAAAATTACTATGCATCAAGGCATAACTGCTTCCGAACAAGCAGTATTTAATTTAGTAATAGAGTCGGGGTACTTTCAGCCAGCTAAATTTCAACACGTACAGGAAAATCAGGGAGAACTATCATCTCTCGAGATGGGTTGGGGCATAGTATCCGCAGCAAGTAGAACTGGCCTACTTAGTGCCTTTGGAGTAAGTACAGAATCTGAATTAGCTAATCAACTAATTAAAGTCAGGTCCTCCCCTAGTCTAATAGATAAAATTACTGCTAAGATTATATCAGGTATTTCCGGGGATAAAATAAGTATCCCTACCTCTATTATAACCAAAACTTTAGTGGATAAAAGTACTAAGGTATACTTTCCTGAAGTAGTTATTACTAGGCAGGGTAGTAGACAAGAAGCTAAAGTTAATAGGGCTAGAGGTTTAAAGGGACAATTCATCTCGCCAGTCTCCATAAAAAACCTACTTAACGCATCGTTAGCTAGACAAATTCAACAAAATATGGGTAAAGGTCGGGCAACACAAGTCCTTAACTATCGCTCAGGTAGATTTGCAAATTCGGCAGAAGTAACACAGGTTACTAATAGGGGTGGTGCTATAACAGCGTTCTATTCTTATATGAAGAATCCTTATGAGACCTTTGCACCTGGAGGTGCTCAAGGTTCCCCAGCTTCTAGAGATCCTAATAAGTTAATACAGACTAGTATTAGGCAGATAGCTACAACAATTATGAAAGATAGACTTAAGGTGGTACCCGTATGAGTGCTCGCGCCTCCATAACAAGTGCTCTAGTAACTGCACTAAAAGAGATAGACCCAGTAAATGGGTATCAGTCTTCAGTTTTTAATAACGTTATTAGTAAGTTAAAATTTTGGGATGAAATAACAGACTTCCCTACTATATGTGTAATCCCTGGTTCGGAATCAAGAGAGTACTTACCAGGCTCGTTTAAATGGGGGTACCTAAACGTATCCTTAAAAGTATACACTAAAGGGGAAGACCCTTTAGCAATGTTAGAAGCGCTACTAGAAGATATTGAAAAAGTAGTGGATAGTAATAGAGTATTAATATATGATGTAGATAATAATCTACAAACTACCGAAATATTAATAAGTTCTATAGTAACGGATGAAGGCCTATTGGCCCCATATGGTGTAGGTGAAATTAACTTACAAGTTAGATACCAAGTTCTATAAGCTACAGGCAGATAAATATCTAGCAACTAGAATATAGGCTTACAATATAAGGAAAAAAGATGGCTTTAAATTTAAGTCGTAATACACGAGTTTGGTTTACTACAAACGTAAATCCAAACACTGGTGTTCTACCAGATGCAACAACAGGGTATTCTAGCTTTACAGCTGCAAATACCTACGAAATTCAAGTACTAGACGGCTATTCATTTAGTCAAGGTACTGGTAACCAAGTAATTACGCTAAACGAAGCAGGTAATACACCTAATCGTGGTCAGCGTTCATTTAATACACAATTAAATCCAGTAGACTTATCTTTCTCTACATATATCCGCCCTCGTTTAGCTACAAATGTTACAGCTATTGAGAAAGTATTGTGGAACGCTTTAACAGGTTCTAAAGATATTGATACTTCAGTTGGTATTACAGCAACTAGTATCACACGTGCAACTACATTAGTTCCAACAGTTACTATTGTATCTGCAGCAAGTATGGCAAGTTTTGTAGTAGGTGATGCACTTAATATTACTGGTGCTACTGGTACTGGTGCAGCTGACTGGAATAGCCCAGCTATCGTTGCTTCAGCTCAAACAGGTGCAGGCCCATATACTTTAACAGCTGTTATGGCCAAAGCTCCAGCAACTACTGCAGGTTTATCACCAGCTGGTGGTACTTTAAAACTATTTACAGGTCAATGGGCAGAAAATACTACTCATGCGTATACTTCTTTTGTAGGTTCAAACAAGAATCAGCTACAAAAATTCGCCTTGATTTTCCAAGTAGACAGTGCAATATATATTATTGATAACTGTGCATTAAATCAAGCTACTATTGACTTTGGTTTAGATGCTATCTCTATGATTGCATGGACAGGTTTTGGTACTGCAGTTAAACGCGCAGCTACTTTAACAACAGCTAACTTATCTAGTGCTACAGCATATTCTACAGCAGCTAACTACATCACAAATAAATTGAGTTCAACAACCCTTATTAGTAATATTGGTGGTGCTGGTGGTACAACATACAATGTACCATTAACTGGTGGTTCTATCACAATTAATAACAATATTAATTATGTAACGCCAAGTAACTTAGGTGTTGTTAATACTCCAATCGGTTACTATACAGGTACTCGTTCTATTACTGGTTCTATCAATGCATACTTGAAAACAGGTACAGCAGGTGATGCAGGCCAACTTCTTTCAGATATTCTTACAACTAGTGCTAGTGCACCGGAAACTAAGTTTAAACTTCAAGTAGAAATTGGCGGTAGTATTAATGCTAATCGTGTAGAATTAGATATTCCAGGTGCTTCACTAAATGTTCCTTCAATTGATATTGCTGACGTAGTTTCAACTACTATCAACTTTACGGCTCAAGGTTCTGATGCAGTATTATCTACTAATACATATGATATTACTAATACTAACGACATGACCGTTCGTTACTATAGTGCATAACTAATAATAAAGCCCCTTAATTGGGGCTTTATTACGTCTATAGCATATAAATTTTTATCCTTGCTATTTTCCTGCGTATAGAGTATACTAACTAAAATACGAAAGTATTTGAACTTTTATAACCAAGGAATATTATGTCAGCACTCAACCTATCGACACTATTAGTATCGAGCAAAGAAACACAAGTAGACTATCCAGGCTACGCAGGCTTCAAAGTAAATCTATGCTTTTTATCTCGTGAAGAACTAGTTAAAATCCGTAAAAAGGCTACTAAGGTAGTTTGGAAAAATCGTGTACAGTCAGAAGAGCTTAATGAGGAACTATTTCTTTCATTATACGTTCAAGCAACTGTAAAAGGCTGGGAAGGTTTAAAACTTTCTATCCTACAAAAACTAGCACCAGTAGACTTAAAAGCACATAAAGACTTAGAAGTTACATTAGATTATACAGAAGAAAATGCTTTATTCTTAATGAAATCTTCAACTGAATTTGATTCATTTGTATCAGAAACAGTGAGTGATTTAGCAAATTTTCAGTAGAACAGATGGAGCGGGTAGTTAAGCAGATTCAATCTTTCATGCAAAATTCTGAGGTCTCTATGACTAAAGAACAATACTTTGAAATGTGTGAAATGCTTAACTCCGAACCCTCTGATGATGAAATACCTGTAGAGTTCGATGATTTACCTCTAGAAGTACAAGAGGCCTACTTAGTATATAATAGAATATCTGATAATTGGGACAGTATGTCTGGAACTTATCTAGGTAAAAACTTAGTTGGAATTAAAGATATTTTTGAAATATATGGTATTGAAGATGCAAGGCTTACTCTTCAATTAATCAGTAATATTGATAACATCAGACGAGATGCTATTAGTAAGAAAAAAGCCACAAAGAGCCAGCCTGCTGTATAGTATCGGCTGGCTTTTTTACTGAGGGGAATAAATTGGCAGCACAGAACAATATTACAGTAGGTGTTAATGTAACAGATAATGGTACAGTTTCACAGCTACAAACAAGACTAAAAACACTTAATAAAGAATTAACCTCTATTAAAAACGCATTGAAACAGACAGGTTCTGGCGTTGCTGGAGGTGGCGGACCTACTAAACAAGAAAATATTGAATATCGTAATGCTCGTGGTGTTGCTGGTACGGGTGGCGGTGGGTCTCGTGACTTTGCTAAACAAGCTCAAGGGCTTGGTGGATTAGTCCACCTATATGCTACCTTTGCAGCTAACATATTTGCTGTTAGTGCAGCATTTATGGCACTAGATAAAGCAGCTCAATTCACACAAATGATTGAAGGTGCTAAAGCATTAGAGGCTACTACAGGTGTAGCACTTCGTGCTATTGCTGGACAAATGAAAGACGTTACTGACGGTGCATTAAGTATGCAGGAATCAATGCGTCTAACAGCTTTAGGCTCTGCAGCTGGCTTATCACAAAAGAAAATACTAGAACTTACTAAGGGTGCTAAAGGTGCTTCGCTTGCTCTAGGTAGAGACATGGGTGATTCTATTGACCGTGTAATTCGTGGTGTTGCAAAACTAGAGCCAGAGTTACTAGATGAGTTGGGCGTTGTTACCCGTGCTCAAGAAGCATATAAGAAATACGCTCAATCAATAGGCGTTAGTACAGACGCATTAACAAGCTACCAAAAAACAGTGGCATATAGCTCAGCCGTTTCAGAAGAACTATCTAGAAAATTCGGTGCCATTGCTGACTCTGTTCCAGCTAATCCATATGCTAAATTCTTAGGACAGTTAAAAGATGTGGGCACAGAACTACTAACTTTAGTAAATACTGTTATTACTCCAGTAGTTGCAGCTTTATCAAATAATATTGAATTAATGTTTGCTGGTGTACTGTTATTAGTTAAAAATCTAACTATGCGTGCTATACCAGAAATAAGTAAAATGTTTTCTGTATCTCCCGAAGTAGTTAAAGCTAGAGAGGCTGCTCTAAGTTCTTTATTAAATAGTATAGATGAGGGTAATAAGGCAGAAGTAGAGTCTAAAAGAAGGGCCTCTGCAGAGATAATTAGAATAAAAGAAGAAGAAGCAGCAAGATTATCTAAGTTAGCCGCTAAAGATATTAATAAATTAGCTCCTACAGCTTTCAAAACTACAAGAGGGCAAACAGCTAAAAATCTACTAGAGGTAGGCTCAGTAGGAAATATTGTAGATGACCCTACTTTAAGAAAAGGTGTAACTGCTGCAATAAATCGTGAAGGTAAGTTCCTAGAAAACTATGCCACTAAAAATATTGGTACTGATACCGAAGCAGCAGCAGCAAATGCTAGGTATACTGCTCTTCTAGAGATAGAAAAGAAAATAGTTGCAGAAGAGTCTAGAAGATTAATACTAGCTACTGAAATTTCAATGGTAACTAAAGCTCAAGAAGCTGAAGAAATAAAAATTGCTAATACTCTTCGTCAAAAGGTTGGGTACTCTGCAGCTGAGAAAGATGCCGCTATTCTTAACCTAGAGGTTAAGAAATTAGAGGGTGCTCAAATAGTACAAAATACCTTGTACTTAAAAGGACAGGCAGCCGCAGAATTAGAAAAAGCAAAACAACTAGAAATAATTCAAAATGCACGTAGAAATAAATCACTAGCACTAGGTCTTGCTGTACCAATATATAATAAAGATCCACAAGGTAATGAGAATAAAAACTTTGGGGAGTCAGGAGAAAGTAGAACCAACTTTTTAGGTACGGTATCAGAAGGTGCTGATAAACTTAAAGATTCTTTTAAAGATGTAGTATCAAAAGTAGGTGCTGGTGTAGGTAAAGTAGTGGGATTCCTCGGTACTTGGGGCATAGCCGCAATGGTAGCCTATGAAGCTCTATCATTTTTAGCAGATAAGGCTGGTTGGTTAAATGAAAAAACAGACGAGCTTAATGCAAGCCTAGAAGAAGGTACTAAAGTTCTCGAAACAGCAAGAAGTTCCTATGAGTCGTACAATAAAGCAGTAGCAGAATCAGTGTATTCATTAGATGCTTTACAACGTGCTAATGGCAT